ATCATGTACAGGTGAATGTTATATAGAATATGTTAAACTAAATGGCACACCATCTGAGATAGAAAGACGTAAACAAGCTTTAGCTGAAGGAGACCCTTTTAGTTCTATTAAAGGATTATGGGCAGGATGCGCGGCATGTCACGGAGCAGAAGGACAGGGAATGGGACCATTTCCTAAATTAGCTGGTCAATCATCAGATTATATTATTGACAGATTAACAACATATAAAAATAGAGGCCAAGTTGGAGCTATGAGTTCTACTATGTGGGCTCAAGCCGGTATGTTATCTGACGAAGATATAGATACTATAGGCGAATTTATTCAGGAGACGATGTAATGATCACAAGAGTTTTATGCATGGAATGTGACTTCGAAGGTGAAGTTAATCATGGAGATAAAATTTATAAAGTGAAATATTGTCCAAGCTGTGGTGAAAAGTTAGAGTATAGAGATGAAGAAAATTATGAAGATGAGCAATTGGACCTATAAAAATGAAGAGGTTAATGAGTTACCAGAAGATTGTGAAGCATTTGTTTATATAATAACTAACACTTCTAATAACAGAAAGTATGTTGGAAAAAAGTTAGCTAAATTTAAAGTTACAAGGCCTCCTCTTAAAGGTAAGAAAAGAAAGAGAAGATCTCTTAAAGAGAGTGACTGGAGAACCTACTGGGGATCATCAGAACATTTAAAGAACGATGTACAAGAGTTAGGAGAGAATAAATTTACTAGAGAGATATTATATTTTTGCCCTAGTAAAGGAAGCGCAGGTTATTTAGAAGCTAAAGAACAATTTGATAGAAACGTCCTAGCTTCAGATGATTATTATAATGGAATTATCAATGTAAGAATCGGTCAATCAGACAATCTACAAAAGATATTAAATGAATTAAATGAATAAAATTATTATAAGTACTAAGCAAAACTCTGATGTTATAGCTATAGCAGAAAGGTTAAGTAAAGAATATAACAAAACATTTGCTATACAAGATTATGACTCTGCTTATAATCTTATACATGGATATGACTTTCCTATGTATGATCAGCTTATATCAGACGGTCCTGGTTACAACCTCAAACACAGTTTTAAAGAAAATATATATGCTAATTATGAAGTTGTTGTTGTTAGTCTATTATCTTTAAATATAATAGCAGAAGCAGTAATGAACGACTTTAACTGCTTTATAGGAGCTAAAGATCTTACTAAAGATAATCAGCAAAGAGGTACTTATAATTATGCCAAACAAAATTTTAAAAACTATCTAATTTTAGATCAAGAAATAAATATTGAAAACCAAATAAAAACATTATGGAGTAAAAATGATTGAAATATATGGTAAAACAAACTGCCCTTATTGTGATAAAGCTAAAGCGCTTTGTGAGAAGAAAGGACTTGAGTATGTATATAAACAGCTGGATACAGACTTTACAAGAGAGGAGCTTTTTGAAGAGTTTCCTACAGCTAGAACATTTCCTCAGATAAGAATTGATGGTGAGGCAATAGGTGGCTATGATAACTTAGTCACTAAAATATAGGATATATTATGGATCTTAAAATAGTTGGAGCTGATGGAGCTCCTCTTTCAAAAGAGAAAAAGATAGTCGGGCTTGATGGCGCTGCTATAGAAACTAATGAATTAGATAAAGATGCTCAGGGTGGAACAGAGCAAATGAAATATGGATTGCACGAAAGACTTCCTAAAGAGTTACTTGAGCAATTTCAGATTATATGTTCAAGAGTTAGAGAGCTTGATGAAGATAAGAAAAAAATTCTCTGGCTTCATGATCTTCCTCTAGATCCAGAATCAGCACATTTAAAAGAGCCTGAAAATCAAGACAAGTTTGATAAGCTGGTATGTGTATCTCAATGGCAAATGCAGCAATATGCTAGTTACTTAGGAGTTCCTTATGGTAAAGCTGTTGTGCTAAAAAATGCAATTGATCCTATTGAAGCTCATGAAAAACCTGATGTTAAAGACGGTATTAATTTAATATACCATACTACACCGCATAGAGGTTTAGAGATTCTAGTACCTGTATTTGAACAAATAGCTAAGATGTATGAAAATATTCACTTACATGTTTATAGTTCTTTTGATATATATGGCCCAGAATGGTCAGAAAGGAATGAGCCTTATCAGCCTTTATTTGACGCTGTTAAAGAGCATCCACAAATGACATACCATGGATTTAAACCTAACTCTGAAGTAAGAGAGGCTCTTAAATCTGCTCATATATTTGCATATCCATCTATATGGCAAGAGACATCATGCATAGCTATGATGGAAGCAATGTCTGCAGGTACTATGTGTGTGCATAGTAATTTAGGAGCTCTTCCTGAAACAGCCGCTAACTGGACATATATGTATCAATTTAATGAAGATCCTCAAGCACATGCTAATGCATTCGGGCAATGCTTAATTGAAGCTATTGAATTATTTAATAAACCTGATAAGAAACCTATGTTAGATCAACGTCTACACATGCAGAAGGTATATGCTGATAGCTTCTATAGCTGGGCTACTAGATCTGTAGAATGGAAAGGATTATTAGAGTCGCTGTTAGAAGCCAAGAGTTGATTTTTAGATTAAGAGCTACTATAATGTGGTTATGGATTGGATTTTAATATTATGTACGGTTTTATTTTTCGGTGGTATAATTTATGTCGCTGTTCAAGCCTTTCTGTTCGCATTATGGCTACTTAAAAAGATATTACCAGCATTAATACTTCTATCTATTCTTTGGATAATAATTATATTAATTTGAGATAACTATGACAGATAAAAAAGTATTACTTGAACGTTTAGAGAAAGCAAGAGCGGCTAAGGCAGCTAAATCAGGACCTCCTAAGTACTCTATGTACTCAAAGCATGTAGTTAATCTTCCTGATGATGACCCTTTAAGTCTTAAGACTGTTAGAGGATGGATTAAAGAAGTCCAGAGCCAGATATCTGCTTTTAGACATCAATGGCGAGGCGGTGATAAGAAAGCTCAGGCTAAGATTGCTCAATTTCAAGGCTATAAATCTCAGTTAGAAAGCTATCTTAGATCAGGGTGCTATGTGAGTAAGTTTCAAGGACCTAATATGGAGCAGCTTACTAAGTATAAATGCATAGCAATGGCTTATCACGCTGATGGAAGACCTAAAAGAACTCTAGGTGTATGGTATCCAGATGTTCGTAAAGAATGGACTATCGACGATGATGATATGGAGAGAGCTGCCTATAAACTTAAACCTTACCCTCATGCTGGAAGGAATAAGAAAAAGAAATGATGCAGTTTAAGTACTTAAGTCTTACCTGGATTAGAAACTGGTTTGATAGACTAGTAGAGAAGTCCTGGCAAAGAAAAGCTAATAGATTATTTGATAAGAGCAAAGTCCAGCATAGAGATGGGGATAATACATAGCATAAATATGTCTATACAAGGAGATAAAATGGCTAAAATTATTCCATTCCCAGGTATAGATCCTGAGACATTAAAACCATTTATGGAGTCTGAAGAAGAGCAGACCAGAAATTACTGCGTTGATTTAGCATTAGATATGTCAATTGGAGTATTTAATAAACTAGATGTGAACCCTATTGCTGCAAATGCGCTAGGTAAAAAGCATCAAAGAGATATGATCTTAATTCACGAATCAATTAAATCATGTTTATTAAGAATGTATGCACTTGAGCATCCATTACAGAAGACAGCAAACGAGTTAGATTTAGATAAACTAACAGACATTAAATTTCAAGACTAGTTGCCTTTTAACACAAAAGCGACTATAATAAAAGATAGTTATGATTATATGTGATTTAAACCAAACGATGATATCTAACCTAATGGCCCAGATTGGTGGTCAGAAGGATGTTGATGTTAATGAAGACTTGTTACGCCATATGGTACTTAATGCTATAAGAGGTTACATTACTAAGTTCGGTGAACAGTATGGTGATTTTGTTATAGCAAGTGACGATAAACATTATTGGCGTAGAGATATATTTCCTTATTACAAAGCTCATAGAAAAGCTTGGAGAGATCAATCTGGTATGGATTGGAATCAGATCTGGAGTAGCTTAAATGCTATTAAAGATGAGTTAAGAGAAGTATTTCCTTACAAATATATTCATGTAGATGGAGCTGAAGCAGATGATGTGATAGGCACTATTTGTCATAACCATGGTAGAGAGCTTAACATTGGTGAGCCTATACTTATTCTCTCGGGTGATAAGGATTTTATACAATTGCATGTTTATGCTAATGTGAATCAATATGATCCAGTTCGTAAGAAGTGGATTAAACATAGTAACCCTGCAGAGTTTTTAGCTGAGCATATACTCAGAGGTGATAGAGGTGATGGTATACCTAACGTTCTATCTAAAGATGATTGCTTTATTAACGGTAGACAAAAGCCGTTACGTAAGACGTTTATCGAAAAGGTTGGTCTTAAAGGAGGTGAACCAGATCTACCTAACGAAGAAGTCAAGAGAAATTATCTACGTAATAGACAGCTAGTTGACCTTACTGAAACACCTGCTGACATACAGCTAAATATTATGGAGCAGTTTGAAAAACCTGCTAACTCGAGAGATAACTTATTTAATTATTTTGTTGATAAGAGACTAAAAGGGCTTATGCAACATATTGGAGAATTTTAATTATGCAAACTTTAGGAGTATTTGAAGTATTAGAAGCCTTATCTAGCCAAGGTAATACTGCAAATAAAGTCAAATGGCTACAACAACATGAGAGTTTTGCTCTTAAAACTGTACTACAAGGTTGCTATCATCCTAATGTAAAGTTTTTATTACCAGATTCAGTTCCTCCCTATAACGAAGCAGACGGTACTCAAGTAGAGACTAGATTCTTATCTATGGCTAAGAAATTAGATATCTTTATTGAAGGCGGAAGGGCTGTTAAATCACAAACCCAGAGAGAGATACTTTTTATTGAGCTTCTTGAGTCAATACATCCAAAAGATTCAAAAATATTAATTAATATGGTAGCTAAAAAGAACCCAATGAAAGGGGTTACTAAAGCTTTGGTTAAAAAGGCCTTTCCTAAGATATTACCTGAGTAATGTCTACAAAAGAGGATCATCAGTACTTTGACGAGTATACTGGAATAAAGAATCATTCCAACAAGCTCAAAGGCTGGTTTGCTCAAATTCATGAAACTAGACTTAGAATAAACTACACCTATTATAATAGTCCAGAAATAACACAAAGAATATTTGATTGGTATGGAAAGATAGATCCTGATGGAGAGCTATTTGATTATACTATTATAGATGATGGCTCACAAGTCAAACCTATTACTGATATGGATGTTCCGAGTTGGTGGAATGTATTAAGAATAGATAAGGATCATGGTTGGAACAATGAAGGTGCTAGAAATTGTTTAATAAAAGAGTCTAGTAACGAATGGAATCTAATGATGGATTCTGATTGGGTTATTTCTGCAAGATGTCTTCATACTATTGCTAACAATCTCGTATTTTTAGATTGCGAGTTTATGTATTTTCCTGGTAACTTTGGTCCTAAAGTAGGACGTAATTCCTATTTAATGACTCGAACTGAGTTTCTAAAAAGAGGAGGCTATGATCAAGCCTTTATAGGATACCATGGTAATGATTATTCTTTACTTAGATATAATAAGCCATATAACTATAGTGACTTCTTCTGGTTTCATAGATTAGAACAAGATGTAGTTGATCCTAATGAAAAAAAGAGAATGGAAGAAGTTAAACGCTTTCATAATTTTATGATAGAGCTAGAAGATAAAGGATACGGGTTTAGATGTCCTCATGATAAGCAAGACTTTACTTGGACTGATCAAGAGAAACATAAAGAAATGTGGGTATCATTAGATTATAAAAGGTTGCAATAGTCTGTTTATTTGGTTATAATATGGGTATAATTTAAATAAGGAGATAATTATGATGACATTAATAATAACAACTCAATATAGAGAAAACTATGCAGCACATAATGAGAATTATGAGCACGGTATAGATGAAGCTTATTGGAAGAATAAAGGCGGGACTGTATATTATGTTGATGATCTTACTGAAAAGAACATTAACAGTATTAATGAGAACGGAATTTCTGAGATAGGAAAACTTATTACTTATAGTAATGAGATGCAAGAAGAGTATATTATAGATTATGAGATCAAAGAGCTTGGTAAAGGAAGCGATCCTATCTGTGATGAATGGGAAACACCTATTCAGTTATGGTATGACTTTTCTACTAGTGAATGGAAAGCTAGAACTTATAAGCATGACTCAGATGAGTTTCCTATGTGGTCTAAAGGTATTATAGCAAGAGCTCAGCAATGGACTCTTCTTCCAGCTGGAGATAGACATGAATATGCTTGCCAGTATAAGACAAAGAATGGCTGGTTTGATCAGAAGGATAAGAGGTTAAAAGAGGAGATAGCGGCATGAAGAAGATATTAACAGATTGTGATGGAGTATTGCTCGACTGGGCATACTCCTTTGAGAAATGGATGAAGTTCCATTTTGATATGTCTATAGTAGATGATACTGAATATGATATAGCAAAGAGATATCAATCAGACGATCCTAATCTTCAAAAGGATAATAAATTCTATGCACCAAGAATATTCTGTAATTCAAGTAGAATAGCTAGCTTAAAACCTCTTCGTGACTCTGTTAAATATGTTAAAAAGATATATGAAGAGCATGGAGTAACATTTGATGTAGTAACTTCACTATCATTAGACCCAGAAACACAGAAACTTAGAAAGCACAATCTTAGAAGCGTCTATGGAGATGCTATAGACAGAATAGAATGCCTTGATACAGGTGAAGATAAAGATAATGCTTTAGAAGAGTGGAGAGATTCAGGACTCTTATGGGTAGAAGATAAACCTGAGAACGCTGTACTAGGCGCAGAGATGGGATTACAATCTATTCTTATAGATCATCCATACAATAAAGACTTCAATCATCCTGATGTAACTAGAGTAAAAAATTGGAAAGAAGTTTACGAGATGATAATTGATTAAGCTAAATACTACTATGAGAGGTATAAACTAATGCCTACTTATTCATTTAAGGATAAGGAGTCAGGAGAGGTTCACGACCTGTTCTTGAAGTCCTATTCTGCAAAAGAAGAATATCTAAAAACTAACCCACAACTTGAATCAACCATTACTCAAGCCCCCTCCTTGGGATTTGATACTGTGTCTCTTGGTGTAACTAAGAATGATTCAGGGTTTAATGATATGATGCAAAGAATTGGTGAAAATAACCCAGGATCTGCAGTGGAAAAAAAGTATACAAGAAGAACAAGTAAACGTGTAGCTATTGATAAAATAGCTCACAAATATGGATATAGGAAAGGGAGCAAGTAATGACATATAAGGAAACGTATGCCAAAACTTACAAGAAAACAGAAAAGAAGATTAGCAATGCAGGACATATTAGACCAGCAAGCAAGCTTCACGAGCAAATTCTCACCAAAAGAAGTAAATCCCCTTACGGATACGCAGGACGAAGTATTCGCTGAGTATGATAAAGGACAACATTTATTTCTATATGGATATGCAGGAACAGGAAAGACATTTCTATCATGCTATCTAGCTATAAACGATATATTAAAGAATAATCGCTATAATAAGCTTATTATTTGTAGATCAGCAGTAGCAGGGCGAGACGTCGGTCATCTACCAGGTAAACTAGAAGATAAGACCGCTGTTTTCGAAGAGCCTTATAATGAGGCATTTGGTAAACTCTTCAATAGAGGAGATGCTTATCAAATATTAAAACAAAAGATGACAGTCGATTTTATGACTACATCTTTTATTAGAGGTATTACATTAGATAACTGTATTGTAGTTGTTGATGAATGCCAGAATATGAGTGATCATGAGATGCATTCTATTATAACTAGGTTAGGTAATAACTCTAAATTAATAGTATGCGGTGATCTTAGACAATCAGATCTATGGAAAGAAGAATCTGGATTTAAAATGACAGCAGAGATATTCTCTAAGATGTCATCTATGTCCATGATTCAATTTAGAAAAGAAGATATAGTAAGATCTGGTTTTGTAAAAGAGTATATAATAGCGAGAGAGTATGTTAGATCAGAAGAAATTCAAGATGGTACCAGTGGAGTTTCCTCCGCTCAAGCGCGTTACTATAAATGGGAAAAGGCATTACAGACAAAGCGAAGATTTAACAGCCCCAGCGTACCCATCAGTAACATCAATAACGTCGCTAAAGTCTAAAGATGCAATAAAGGCATGGCGTAAAAGAGTTGGAGCAGAAGAAGCTAATAGAATAACTACTAAAGCTACAAGACAAGGCACAAAGGCTCATGAACTAATCGAGCATTATCTGGTTAGTGATGAGCTTCCAGCCTATATGCCTAATGAGTATGATCTATTTACTAGGTTTAAAGATGTAGCTGATGAGAAAATAGACAATATTAGATCTATTGAAGGTCAGATGATGTCTAATTATTTAGAATGTGCCGGAACAGTCGATCTTATAGCTGATTATGAAGGTAAGATAAGTATAATTGACTGGAAGACATCTAAAGCTCCTAAGAAAGAAGAGTGGGTCACTGGATATTTTATGCAAGAGGCAGCTTATGCTGTTATGTTTGAAGAGAACACCTCAATACCAATTAGTCAATTGGTAACTATTATATCATGTACGTCAGGTGAAACACAAGTATTTAAAACAAATAGAGATAAGTGGATAGGTGAGTTCCAGAAATGGAGAGCTCAATATAAATTAGAATATGGAACATGATTACAACTGAAATCTTTGGTAAGATAAAAAACAAAAGTAAGTTAATTAAATTTGTAGATGATGTAGTTATGCATCTATTACCTTATCCATATAAAAGAGAGATATTTATAGCAATAGAATTTACTAATGATCTTGAAAATGCTGGTGAATGCGTCGGTGATAGACATTCTGCTGATATAACTATAGCAAAACAAATAGATGGAATAGAAATATCAACAAGAGATATATGTCTTACTATAGCTCATGAACTAGTTCATGCAAAGCAGTATATAAAAGGTCAAACTAATCCAAGTAAGCCGATATGGAGAGGTATAAATTACTCAAATGTATCGTATAGAGGCTCACCTTGGGAGAAAGAAGCGTATTTAATGGAAGATAAACTAGTAGAGATGTTTTATGACTAAGTTCAGTAAAGAAGAGATAGAGAATAGTAAGAGAATATTTAAATCAGCTACTCCTAAGTATACAGTCGATTGGTATCTTAAATGGATCGCATCTATATTTGTATTAGCAGCTATGTCTTATAGAGGTATTAACTCAGATATGGATTTATATCTCTCTTTAGTAGGTATAGGGCTATGGCTTATCGTATCTATTATATGGAATGATAGAGCTCTCATAACAGTCAATGGAGTAGGTTTAATCTTGCTAATTAATAATCTAATGGAGAAGCTATATGGCTAGAATATTTTTAACTGGAGGGGAAGGATTTATTGGATCTAACTTATATAATAAATTACTAGATAAGGGACATGAAGTTCATAAGCATATTGGTGATATTAGAGATATAGATATCTCATGTACTGACGATGTACAGCCTTATGGTTTCGATTTTGTTATTCATCTTGCAGCAATGGCAGGAGTTAGAGCATCTCATCTACAACCAGATGAGTATTGGTCAGTTAATGTCGATGGTTCTAAGAAAGTCTTTGAGACTGTGTGGGGCCCTAATACTAAGATACTATATGCCTCCTCATCATCAATCTATCAATGGTGGAAGTCACCATATTCCATGACTAAGAAGGCTATGGAATCGATTGCCCCAGAGGGATCATTAGGATTACGCTTCTTTACAGTATATGGACCTGGTTCAAGAGGAGATATGTTCTTCGATAAACTACTTAAAAATAGAATTAAATATGTAACCGATCATACTAGAGATTGGACTCATGTAGAAGATGTAACTGACGCTATAATGCTACTATTAGAAGAAGGAGAAGATATTACTGGAGCTATCGATGTAGGTTCAGGTCAACCTTGTACTGTTGAAGAGGTAGTAGAGTATTATGGAAAAGGACCATACCCTAATAAAGAGGTAGAAGGTGAAGCAACATATACATGTGCTAATTCTTTCGTGCTTGAGTCATTAGGATGGAAACCTAAACACAACATATTAACAGAGGACGTTAGTGAGTATACAAAATAAGATATTTGTTTCGATTGTAAGCTATAGAGATCCTTTACTATATCAGACTGTAGAAGATTTATTAAAGAAGGCATCCAAACCTGACTTGTTAGTATTAGGTATAGTAGATCAATCAGATACAGCGATAGAAGGCTTAAATGAGCTTGTAGATAATTATAATGCTGAGTTAAGATATATTCATATGCCTGCAAAGTGTGCAAGAGGTTGTGCATGGGCAAGAGCAGTATGCCAGCAATTATATCTAGATGAGCCATTTTACTTTCAAATAGATTCACATACTCTATTTGATGATGCTTGGGATTATAAACTACTTCAGACCTATTTTGATGTACATGAGCGTAAAGTAACGTTTCATAGTAAAGGACCAAGAGATATAGTATTATCATCATATCCTAACTCTTTTGACGATAGCGGTAAGCATAAGTATTCTGAAAACACTACATCTATAAAAATTATTAAAGACCAAGCATTTGTAGATGGATATTATTGTAGACAGATTTTGGATGTAACTCCATACAAGACACCAATAAGAGGACATTTTGTAAGCGGTGGGATGATCTTTGCATCTTCTGAGTTTGTAAAGAGAGTACCATATGATAACCATTATTACTTTGAAGAAGACGAGCTCTCCATAGCTCTTAAGCTGTTTACTCATAATATAGATGTATACCATATACCTAACAACCCTACCTATCACATCTATACTACAGATAAGACAAAATATAGACCTCAGCATTGGGATGATCATAATACTGCTGGAATGATGAGAAAGAGAAGTCATAAGAGAATGCAAGAGATGATAGAAGGAGGTAGTAACATGGGTAAGCATTATAGATTAGGTCAAGAGAGAAATCTACTACAGTTTACTGAAGAGACTGGTTTAGATGTTAAAAATGTTACTGTAATAGACTCATCTAAAGCTACTATTGATGTTGACTTTGAAGTTGCTGAGACAAAAAGATTTATATGAGTAAAAAGAACCTAATAGTTTATGGAGCTTGTAATGAACTAGGTTTTCATATATGGCAATGCCTTACACCTCATAACAGAGTGTTTATGAAGGATCCTTTATTTCCTAATTCAATCCCTGGTGTATATAATATAGAACAAGAACTATATAAACACCCATCAATACAAAAAACATACTATAAGCCTGTAGAAGGTATTATAATCACAAGAGACGATGAATACAATGATCAGCTTATGGATGAGATTAGTTTAGTTGATAAAGGTATACAGATACTTGTTATAAACGATTATGAATGCTATGAGAGATTAAAAAAGACAGGATTAAACTTGACTTTTATTGATGCTGGGACTATAATAAAGGTTGAGGATCTTTACTTTAATGATACTATGTATGTAGAAAGTGAAGATTCGTATTGGGAGAATATCTTTAGATATTCATTATTTAACTTAACGATGAAAAAATATGATAAGAAAACCACGTCCGAAGTTTCAAAAGAACTTCAATAAGAACAGGCCTCAAAGAGAGCCTACGTTTGATATGCTTATGCGCCAGTTTAAGAAGAAAACTGAGCGATCAGGTATTATTCAGGAGTGTAGAAAGAGAGAGTTCTACGAGAAACCTACTGCTAAGAGAAAGCGTAAGAAAGCTGAAGCAGTTAAGAGGCTTGCCAAGCAGATGAGAATGGATAACCCTCGTCCTAGGAGAAGGGTATGAATAATATAGTCTATGTAGGTAGTACGTCTTGTGGTTTACCTAAGCTTGAAATGAATCATAGAGGTGCACGAGAGCTGGACTATACTATGACTAAGTTTAGAAAAGCATTAGAACAAGAACCAGATAACTTTAAGTTTGAATGGTTAGTATACCCTGCTATGAGAACAGAGCTTGATGTTTTACAGTACGAAGATAGACTAATAGATAAGTATCTACCAAGACTCAATGAGAAGTACGATAACACTAATAAGAAGACGCTTGATACTAGACATAGTATGAGAGGTGTTTATGGAGTTACTTATGAACAAAGGGTTTAAGTTCTCTATGTATGATACGGTTATAGGGACAGCTATCAACTTTCCTGCCAACTACATACTCTTTGTATTACTTAATGACGCTAACCCTCTTGTATTTGCAACGTTCTGTACTTTGATCTTCTTTGTACTAGCAACGATCAGAAAAATGTGGCTATTCAATTATATGACCGAAGGTCCCGCCGCCGCAGAGAGAAGCGAACGTTACTTCGAACCGACTATAACAAGGCATCTTAAGGGAGACGATAATCGATAAGAAACTACTAAAAGCTCTCAAAGAAGGGTACGTTACCGTTACGTTTAGATCATTAACGACACCGGAGAACACGCATAAAGACAACATAACGCTACAGGGCGTTAGAATAAGAAACCAACAGGGACAGAAGCTAATAGCTAAATCAGCCAAGTCCAATTCCATGGTAGACATAGAGATATCGACTATCGAGTCATGGGAGCCGGATATATTATCATGAAAATTAAAATAGAAGCAGAAATAGATACAGAGAATAACCAAGATATAACTACCGTACAAGAGATCATAGAACTCCTTAGAAACGTAGTAGAACATGGCGAAGACTAAGAAACCTATCATAGGGGACATTATAGTACATAAAGAACCGGGATTCAACAGAGAGTCAACCGGTAGAGTCATTCAACTATTAGGATTACAATTCATATATGAAACAGAAGAAGGACATATCAGACATTGCAACTATAGCGAGCTGTGGAAAGTGTCTAATAATAGATAACACGGTAGAAGACTTAGAACAATACGATATCGATTCGATGTTTCATAGGTCTAATCATAAGGTTATCGTTGATTGGCCCGATAAGCATAAACACTTCTATATAGATCAATATAAACCTAATGACCTGGTCAAAGAGATTGGACGTAAGGTTATTGATAAGATAAGAGAGTATGATAAAGAGTTTCCTAAACAATATAAGCTAATATATGGTGCTCATGAGATACGACATCATGAGAATAGACTAGGAGGGATTGCACCTCATAGTGATAGAGGTCATTATATAGGTGTTACACTCTTTATGAATCAGTATTGGAATAAGGACTGGGGTGCATGGAACTATGTATATAACGATAACGATGGTATAGACATAAACATACCAACATTCAATAGAACAATAGTATTATACGCACCACGGTTACATGGTTGTACACCGGTATGGGAACGTGATAAAGTACGTAGATCACTGCAATTCTTTGTGGATACCGTGGAGTAACGAGACCGCGCAAACCCACAGAGACTGTAATTTCGTTTATTTCTTAATAGTTAAATAAATAATACTACGGTATATCTATAAGAGGTGTCTAATAATAGGAGAGACA